ATTGAAGACCGCAGTTTCGCAGGCGTCGAGCATGTGGTGCTGGGAAAAGAGAACCCGTGAGCGTCAAGTTTTCAATAACTGGTGACAAGGAACTGGATCGCAAGCTAACGACGCTTCCACTGCGAGTGCAAAAGCGAGTTGTCAAAAAGGCGGCTGGGTTTGCAGCACGTAGAGTGCGAAAAAGCATCCGCGAGGATGTGCCAGTTGATGAGGGTGTTCTGAAGAAGTCCATCGGAACAGTAACGCGCTCCTACAAAAATGCGGTGATTGTTGTCGTTGGACCACGAAAGGGCTTTGTAGCCGCAAACGGAGAACGAGCGGATAAGTACATGATTGGCATTGAGCGTGGTTGGCGTGGGCGAGTGCCAGACCCGATCGTGCGGCGAGCCTATGAAAAGGGCAAGGACACTGTCGTTGCCGACTTTCAAGCCGGCATTGGCAACGGAATTGAAAAAGAGGCACAGAAGTCAGGATGAGCTTTGAGAGTGAACTACTCACGAAACTCTCTGGCAACACGACGCTCACCAACCTCTTGGCGACCCGTGGCACTAGCAATAGTCCGGCAATTTATCCAGTTACTCGAGGGGAAAAGCAGGGGCAGAAACCGCGGCAACCAATACTGCCATCAATTCGCTACTTCATTCTGTTTGATGAGAAGTCAACGCACCTTCGCGGAAAGACGGGGCTCGCAAGGACTACGGTTCAAATTGACTGCTACGCCAATCAGCATGCGACGGCAGTGGCGATTGCAGCAGCGGTAGACGATGTGCTGACGGCAGGGGTGAATGGTCGCGGCATCTGGGGCAGCATGTTTGTGAATAACGTCGAGAACACCGACGAGAGCGACGAGCCTTACGAGGCACCAATCGATGGCTCAGACAAAGGGATCTACAACCGCAGTCTCGATTACGAGATTTGGCATAGCAGATAGGAGACGCCAACGTGGCTGACACAGGAAATGGGGCGACCCTAACGCTCTCGTCCGGCTTTACTGCCAATCTCACCAGCATCGGCGGCGCTGAGCCGGAAGTGCCCGATGTCAATGACTCGCATCTTGGGCTTGCCGCTGGCAGCTATGAGACCTATCAGCCAGGCGACCTGATTGAGGCTGGCGAGCAGGAGTTTGAGATTCACTACAACCCGAACGATCCGCCGACATTGCGCACCGTGCAAACCTGCACCATCACCTATCCTGTGCCGTCGGGATTGACCAATGGGGCAACCAAGGCCGGCACCGGATACATCAAGAAGTTCAAGGAGCCGGACCTCAAGAACAACGAATTGATGACCGGCGTTATCACTTGGAAGTGGGACGGCAAGACAGGACCGGCATTTGCCGACGCATCGTAATGAGCGACGTAACAACCGTAACTCTCGAGCCGCACCCAGCCGTTAAAGACGTGCATGGGATCAAGGTTCGCGTGATCCGAGACCAGCATCAAATCATGCTCACTGCGCCGGGCGGCAAGCCTACTCGCGTGGGCTATTGCAGCGTGGCGTCGGATGGACCGATTCAATTCTTGCATCCCTATGAACCAGAGGTGCGAGAGTTTGTTGTGACAGAAGTCAATCGCCTTCGCGGTGGCGAAACGACCAAAGTGTTTCAGCCGCCTGAAGTCATCGAGATGGAAGATGAGCCCGAAGACGACACCGAACAAGACGATGAGGAATAGCCAATGGCAGACATTAGCGTTACGGTCGCAGCGGTTCAGAAAACCAGCAACACGCAAGTCACCAGCGGCACAGCTGGCTCAACGGTCACAGCTGGGCAGCCGCTCTATCTGGCTGCGGGCAATTCCACACTCAATCCCGCGCACGGCAACAGCACTGCCGCGACTGCTGATTGTGTTGGCATCTCGCTTCACGGAGCGCTGGCCGGTCAGCCGCTGTCCTACGCCTTCGCTGGCAACCTGACATTCAACAGCGTCCTAACCGCCGGCAAGGCGTATATCGTTTCTGGCACGGCGGCTGGCGGCATTGCCCCGATTGCTGACCTAGCAGCAGGGTGGCGCACGTCGTTGCTCGGTATCGCTGCATCGGCAACGGTCTTGAACATTCAGAGAATCAATTCAGGCGTGGTCAATTCATGAGTGATAAAGCGGAACAGTTTGCTGGGCTCGGCGACCTTTTGGGGTTCAAGGTGCGTCGTTACGCCGTTCACGAGGCACGCGGCAAGAAGTGGCGGTTTCAGTCCCTCACTGAGAAGGAAAAGACTGACTATGAACTTCGGCCCGCCGAGAAGACTGGCGCGATTGACCTGAAGCGAGCCCATCAGCAGAAGCGACGACTGCTGGTCATGTCGCTCGTGAATGGCGATGGCGTCAGGATCGCGACCGAGGCGAACCTTGCCGAAATCGAGCAGGTTGACGGCGCTTTGGTTCAAGAACTGTTCGACTTCGCATCAAAGCATTGCGGGATCGGGAAGGACGGCGGTGCAGAGCACGAAAAAAACTCCGAAGCGACCCAAGGCGATTCTTCGCAATAACCTTGGCGAACAAACTCGGCTGGCTGCATGTCGACCAGATGCTGGAGCAGATGCAGCCGGAAGAGTTTGAGGAGCGATGGGCGCACTATCGGATTCGACCTTGGGACCTGTGGGAAGAGTGGTTTGCTCGAGTTGCCGCGGTCGTTCACAACGTCGGCACAAATTTACTGGGTGCTTTGACACTTACGCCGCCAGATGAAGACCAATACAAGACCGAAGCCGACTTCATTCCTGGCGAGAAGCCGACGAAAGTTCACAAGCGACGCATGACGCCTGAAGAGGCAGAAGCAGTAGACCGCGCGAGATACCGACGAGGATGACATGGCAGCAGCAGTTGGTAGTCTCGCAGTCAATATCGTCGCGAACACGGCGCAGTTCACGCAAGGCATTCAGCATGTGCGTGCTCAGATTGCCGGTTTCTCGACAATCATCAACGCCACCACCAATTCCCTAGGTGGGTTTGTTACGAAGATGGCTGGCGTCGTCGGCATCTCTCTTGGTGTATCCGCTGCCATCCAGCAAGTTTCAAACTCAATCGAATACCTTGGCAGCATCTCTGACCAGTCCAAGGCTCTTGGCATGTCGGGGGATAGCCTGCTGGGTCTCCACTACGCCGCCGAGCAGTCCAACTCATCCATCGAAGGATTGGGTACTGCGCTCAATAAGATGGTCAAGAATCTGGGCGCAGCCATCTCAGGAAGCGACAAGGCGAATCAGGCGTTCGCCGACATCGGGCTGTCGGCCGGCGCATTGGCGGCAATGTCACCGGACCAAGCGTTCGGACAAATCGCAGATGCCATTAACCGGCTACCAACAGTGGCTGAGCGATCGGTGGCAGCGGTGAATATCTTCGGCAAAGCGGGTCAGGACTTGTTGCCGATGCTGGCGATGGGAAGCGCTGGGCTTGACGACCTTGGCTCCGAGTGGATTCGCCTAAATGGCTCAATTTCCGACTCGGAGCTAGCGACAGTCGAGGCACTTGGAGATGCACTCAAGCGGTTGGCTGTCGAAGTGGTCGGGCTTGTGCATCAGATGGTAGTTCGCCTAGCACCGGCGATGCTCGAGTTGGCAGCGACAGGCCAGCAGCTGTTTGAGTGGTGGCAGAAGCTTGGCGGCGAGACACAACAAAACATCATCAAGATGACCGCCTATGGCGTGGCAATTATTGGCGTTCTGGCAATCGTTCCGCGAATCGTGTCAGCGCTTGGCTCAATTGTGAAAACACTACGCGCTGTGGCGGCTGGTCAAGCAATTGTGCAGGCACTGTCAGGACCAAAGGGTTGGATTACACTCGCGGCTTCGGTGGCAGCCGCTGCTGGTGCAATTCATGGAATTGATAGGGCATTTGAATCCCTGAATCAAAGCATCGCATCTGCCCAGGAGGCTGCTGGCACGGCGGCGGGTTCCGGAATTAAGGAGGCCCGCGAAGCGGCTGCCGAGGCTGCCGACGAAACGAAGCGACTAGCTGATGAGATGAAGCAGTTGGAGTCTCGCGCCGACAGTATCCGCGAAGGCGTTCGCACGCCGCTTGAAGTGGCCCAGGAAGGGATTGCCGAAGTTCAGCGACTGCTGGAGTTGGACCTTGTCACGCTCGATACGTACCAGCGGCAGGTGGCGAAGATTGGAAGCGAATACCTGGACGCCACAAAAGAGGCCAAGAAACTCAAGGACATCGAGAAGCAATCAGGCGTCGGTGCAGTGACTCGTGGAACCACCGCAGGATTCTCGGCTGTTCAGGATGCTGCACGCGCTCAAGCGGCAATGATGGCGCAGGCAAAGCAGCAAACCCAGGAGCAGAAGCGAACTAACGAACTGCTTGGTGTGTTGATTGAAACGACCAAAGAGAGTTCAGCTGGTGCCGCTGTGGTGTTGAAAGAAGTGCAGTCTATTTAGGTGGCTTACCGTTGACGGCTTTTTCGAGTTTATCAAACGCCTTGTCTAATTCCTGCAGCGCTTCGACGGCGCGCTGCTTGTCTCGCTCTGCGCGAATTTCTCCTACGACAAGAACGGCAATGGCGATGGCCACGATCACGAAAGCCAGTCCGCCAATTACGATCGCTGCCGACGGTCCATTGGCACGAACATCTAGTCGCACTGAACGGCGCGGCTCAATCGGGACAATCTGCGGCATGACAGCAAGTGCCGGCATCGTGAAGTTTCGGACACATGATGGGCACGACACAATCTGCCCGCCAAGTGAACCATCATCCTGCACGCCAAAACCACAGTGCGGACACGCTATCGTTTGCATGGCAAATCCCTCCACCACAAATCTACCGCCAAGGTGGGGAGGATAGCAAATTATGGGCGCTGTTGGAACAGCCAGCATCGTTTGGGCTGGGCAAACCGGCAAGGAAGACGAAACCGGCAACTTCGAATATGTGATTGTCCGCGCGGTCACGGTCTCGGACCCCCTGGACGGTCCCAAGGTTGTCTTGAACGCGCCGGGCGTCCAGAGCATTTCCGCCAGTTACTACGTTAGTCCGGCTGAATCAGATCCGCTCGCGCTGCTCCGCGAAAAGACGCCGGCGCGAGACCAAGCGGAAAAGACTCGCCTTCGCTGGTTCGTCACGGAGCGATACAGCACGAAGTCAGACGCTGAGCAGGACCAGCAAAAAGACATTGACGGCAACAACACGGACGACCCAGAGGAATGGCGCGACGAACTGGAGGTGTCGTTCTACAAGAAGAACCGACCCGTTGAGAAGGCAACAATTCAAACAGCCATCCCGCCGTACCGAGCGATCGGGAGTGTTGGTCCCGTTGTGAATAGCGCCATGACCGTCTTCGACCCTCCGCTTGAATGGGGGCAGGACATCATGGTCGTCAGGATCACCCGCCGCCGAAGCGACTATCCAGGCGTGGACTGGGCGCGAATGACTTCGGTGAACGACGACTTTTTTGTTATCGACAAACCGAAGCAGGGTCTCGTTCTGCCGGTCCAGAAATATCAGGCGATGATGCCTCCGGTTGTTGGCTCGCTAACTTACATCAACGACAAGACTGGCAAGCCGCAGCCGTATTGGAAGCTGACGTTCGAAGTTCACCTGGACTTCATCTTCGGTTGGCGTGAAGACATCCTCGACCGCGGCAAGCATGCGCGGGCGGCAGGCTCTGACGATGACAACGGGCGCGGTGGCAAGTATTCCGAATCGGAAATCATTGCAGGCATTCCGACCGTTCGCCGCATGCGAGACAACACCGGCACCCCGATTACAGAGCCGGTTCTCTTGGATGGCAAGGGACAGCCATTGCATCCAAGTCAGCAGCCGGTCTACCTGACTTACAGCATCATTCCAGAAATGCCATTCGGCGAGCGCGGATTGTAAAGGCAATTATGGCAAATAAAGTTTACGTCGGCGCGGATGGCAACTGGTCGACTTCGGCGAGCTGGAGCCCATCAGGCGTTCCGGCGTTCCCAGACAACGTGCGCATTCCTGCTGGTGCAGGCAATATCACGCTAGGACTCGACCAGTCCGCAGTGTGGCTTGGAAACATCACCGTCGAGTCCGGCTATAGCCAGCCGATCGGCAACGCCACGAACTACCTTCAGGTGCGAGCCAACGGCACGTTTGAGTATTCTGGCACGGGGCTCGCCTATATCGACCTAGGAAACTCACCGCTGACTGCGGCGAATATCTACAGCTCAGCTCGCGCCGCGACCGGCTATCGTGGGCTCTATCTGAAGGCGTCCGCGATTACCACGCTCAATGTGACCGATGGACAGGTTGGTGTGGCTGCGCAGGCGTTCGAGACGTCCACAATCACGACGATTCGAGCGGTTGGCAAGAACGCCAGCGTATGGACCGGAGCAGGATGCACGCTCACGACGTTCTCGCAAATCGAAGGCGATTCAATCCTCAACTGCGCCGCGACGACCGTCAACGTCTACGGCGGCACAGTTCGCACGCGAGGCGTTGGCGCTATCGGCACGCTGATGGTGGAGCGAGGGACGGTCTACCCGGAGTCGAGTGGCACAATCACCACACTCAATGCACACGGCGGCACAGTGGACTTCCTGGGCAGCGGCGCTGCTCGCACGCTGACAAACCTGAATCAGAATCCAGGCTCGACGGTCAAGTACGACCCGGCGTCGTTGACTATCACAAACCGGAACGCGCCTGACGCACCGATTGTCATCAATAGCTCGCTGCCGTAATGGATAAGTCGACGTACACCCTCAGCGAACAGGTCGTGCAGGAGTTGCGTCGCGATCACGCGGAGCAGGCTCGCGAACTGGCTCGCCTGAAGCAACTCGTGCTGTCACAGCGTGGGATCTCGGAAGACGCCACCAATCCTGGAGCCGTCAAACGGGCATTCTATAACGCGTCTGGCGAAACCGCTCCAGCATTCGCCGTGATGGCAGTGAACGATGGCGGGAAGTCTGGGCTTGAGCCATATCTGACAATCACAAAGCCAAGCGCAACGTTTCGCCGGCAGTATGTCGTAAACGGTGACTTGCCTGTCCCTGGCGGGTCGTGGGGCTATTGCTATGAACGCGGCTCCGTTGAAGTGCTTTACGAGTCAGGCACGCCAGCAAAAGATGAGGGGTGGGGACCGAAGCCGGACCAGTGGGAACTGGCTCGCTTCTATCCCGAGACGGCAACGGTGGTAAAGGTTTCCGACACTGCCACTCGTCGAATGGTAGCCAACTGGAAGCAAATCACAGAGTGCTGGGGCAACGTGACCACCGCCGTCAGTCAAGGCGGCACCGGAAACGTGGCTCTCTACGCGGGCACATTCGGCAGCGAAACATCCATCGGCATCACGCTCTCAGGCGTCGGCAATCCGTCGACGGACCTGACGCTGCACGACAAGGTGAATATCGGCTGGATGAACGGGCAGCCTGAGATGTACCCAAGGGAGTGCTAAGCCATGCCTCCATTCTGGGCGCATAAGTGCAAGTGTTGCGGTTGCGTCATCGGCTCGGACGACTTCAACCGCGCCAACTCCGACGACATCTCCACGGGCTCGACTCTTGGCTGGACCGAGGCGCAAGGCAACGGCACCATCAACAGCAACAAGCTCCGCATCACCACGGCGGACACGATTCTGTTTTGCGATACCGAATCGACGACGCCACGGGTGCGCGTCACCTTGGGAGAAATCAACTTCTCTGCGAACAACGCTCCATTCCGCTTCTTCTTCAATGCGGTCGACGTTGATAACTGGTGGGCGCTGCAAATCGACGCTGGCTCTGATCCGGGTGCGAAGATTGTGCAGGCTGTGGCTGGGGTTGAGACCGAGCTGCACGCCTACAGCTTTAGCGGCTTTCTGATTGACCACACTTCAACGCAGACGCTCAACGCGTGCATCACGTCCTTTGACCAACTTGTATTCGCAATTAGCGGCGTGGCTCGAGGCTTCTACGACATTACCAGCTTAACGTCTGGCAAGGTGGGGCTCGGCACATCATCGACGTTCTCCGGCACGCTCGACCTGGATGACTTCACGCTGGACCGAGCGAACGACGCCGCGGGTGACACCTTTGAAGACGATTTCCCGCTAGGACTACCTAACTGCCAGTGCATCGCAGGCGTCGGCGGCTGTCCGCTCAACGTCAAGTATCCGTTCGTGCTGCGGGTGGTTCTCGCCGGCTTGGCGAACGGAACCTGCGGCAGCGCGACCACGCTCAACGGCACCTACGACTGTGAGTTCTATTCGTCGACCTTCGGCGGTGGAGTATGGACCACGATCTGGCGTGTGACGTTCTCGGCTATCTGCGGCTTCAACGAGCTGCGCGTCTACATGGATGACTCCGGCGGCGGCATCCTTGAGGTGCGACTATTGCCAGCCAGCGGACTCGGCAGGATCACCTGGGACGGCTTCGACACAACCACTCTGACACCTGGGCGCTGCGTGATTGAAGACGGGGATTCGACCGTCTCCACAAACGTCGAAGATACGACCGGCACCGACCCATTCGACCCGAACGGACCCGAGGTAGACGAGTCGGCTTCAACCGCGACCATCAGCATCCCATGAACTGCGAAGTCATCGCCACCAATACGCCAGGAATGCTCTGGTGCCCCGTTTGCGAACAGAACGCCGAGGTGGACCTGTCGCGCGGAGCCTATCGCCGGCGATGCAAGAAAGGGAAGCCACAGCAGCCCGGCGTCATGCCAATCAAACCCTGCGGACCCGGCTGCCAGTTGCGAAAGCTGCTCAAGGGCATGGGCTTCACCGAAGGCGACTGCGACTGTGCCGCGATGGCGGCGAAGATGGACCAGTGGGGAATTGAAGGCAGTCGGGAGCATCTCGCCGAGATTGTCGAGCACCTGGAGCGGGAAGCGGCGAAGGCAAAGCAGTCCGTCACGCGCGAGGAAATCGAGATCCTGGTGCTGACGGCGATCGGGAAGGCGATGGAAAATTGCCAGCCGTAAGAAAAGCGGGGTGGAGTTGCTTACAGAAGTGGCGCTAATTTCCTGGCAACGGCGTGCGGAGTATTCAGCACCTCGAAGACGTGCCAGACGTTCGGAGAATCCGGTTCGCGCGTGGTGCCGATATGCTCGAGCGGTCCGGTATCTATCAGCTTCGCCGTGCCGCAGACCACTAGGAATGTGCGATCTATTTCATCTTCAGTCGGATCTTCCATTGCCCAGAAGCACGGCACTTCACCCCAGGTGTCGACGTGCAGGATATTGGCGCTTCGGGGCATGCTGTACGTGACTGGCGAGTTGTCCCGTGTGAGCATGTACTTTTCGATAACGCGTTCGCTCATGGTGTCTCCTTAGAGCATCGGCGGCCGGTCGCGCCAGGTCTCTTGCTTCGCGGCCACCAGCGGCACGCTCGCCTTCTTCTTGAAGTCCGCCAACTCTTCGGCGGGGAGCTGCTCGAGCGTGGGAAACCAGTCGGCAAAGTTGATGGCGCTGAACTGGTCAATCTCGATCACGTCGCCGCCGTGAGCCAAGGCGTGAATCGTTTGCGGCCGATCGCTTTCGGTAACTTCAACCTCGAAGGTGAAGCACTCGCGGCCAGCGTCATAGGAGTGATAGAGCGCCGACAGCTTCAGGTGCTTCGGTCGCTTGTTCCAAAACTCCCAGCCGTTCAAGCATGAGAGACTGTAGGTCAGGCCGACAATCGGGGCGTTGTCCGGCGCTGACCCAAGCATAACATGTCGCTTAGGTTCCCCCGGCGCAATTAAGTGCCGGTCCCACGTAATGCCGTTGATGGTGACGCTCATAAGTCCTCGCTCTCCAGGTCGTCGATGATGACGATGTCGCACTTCTTGACGTAAAGCGGACCCGTGTCGCTGCTCAGCCCCTTCGGCTTGAAGTGGAAGGTCGCGTGATAGATGCCGCCAACCTTGTCGTATGCTGCGCCGGCATATTCGTAGGCGGAAAATAAGCCGCCGGAATTCACCGGCGGTGGCGGCGTATGCTTAAATGGCTCCAGCCATTCCGGCGCACCATCGCTCACCATCAAACTGCGGAAGACGCGTTCAATCGGGCTCATGGCGAAAGCCTCTTTGCGCATCGGTAAAGCGTGTGACCGCGACCCCACTCAGCCTGACACGGCCACTTGAGTTGGGTTATCGCCTCAATGAGCAGCGTTAGTTGAGCGACGTCAACCATTGTGCCAAGGTAAACGGTGCTTTCATTTTGCACCAATCTGACAGAGCGGTTCACTGGTTCGCCTCCGCTGACCAAGACACTGACGGTGGTTAAGTCGAAGAGAAACCAGCCGTCCTTTACGCCGTCGCAATTCGCCCGCAGCCAGTCCGCGGTGAGCGCTTCGTCTTGTCCCATTGCTCCCCTCGTCTCTCAGGCTGGGTGGCGTGACTCGGTGTTACCATCGCCGTCCCGGCATTGGATCGCATTGCACGAAGTTCCGCCAGTCGTGCGCCCGCTGCTCCATCTCATCGTTAGCGATGCTCGACGGCAGTCCTTCGGCTATCGCCGCGTGCCGCTCAATCTCTACTGGCTCGCGTTCCACGAACCTAAGGTTGATTGCCCAATCAAGGTCGCACTCTTCATAGACCACGAATCGGTCGCGAGGAAATCGCCATGCCAGAACAACTCCACGCCAAGTCACGATGCGATACGTCACAATGTCCAATGGGACCGGCTTCGGTGCAAACCTGGGATCGAAGTGCTCGCGGAAGTTCGCCTTAGGGAAGTCGCTGGCGTAGATGCAATCGCGACCGCGAGCCGTCATCTCGCGTCCGTCCATTGGACCGCCATAACAGGTGACTGAGATAGGTTCTTTTGTGATGTGTGCCATGCCAGGATTATACCCGCCCCGCGACGAAATGGAGCCGTTTACTCCCCCAGCTCCACACTCGGTCCCCTGCCGTAGGTTGGTAGTGTCCTAGGAGTTGGGTGATTGAAGGGCGGGGCCCCGAATTCTTACTGGTCGACAGCGTCGGCATAGTGCCGCTTCCATTTGTCGATAACGCCCTGCATCGAACTGCCCTGGACCTTGATTGAATGGTCACCAGATGTGGCGAACGCCGTCCACATGTTCTTGTGTGGGTTTCGAACCATGAGGGTGTGCTCCTTATGGTCGAAAGTCGTGACCGAGATTTCCGAGTAGCTATTTGGTCCCATTCTCTCCAGCCTTTCGCTGATCCAAGTAATCCGCTCCGAGTTCAAATTCTATGCGGTCGAGCTCTTCCAGGAGCGCGCCTTCTCGATCGCTCACCAGATCTGGCAGGATTTTCGTCTTCGCCATCTCGGCGAGCTCGTCGCTGACCTCGACGAAACGGGCCATTAGGCGTTCGCGATCGGTTTTTTCCATAAACTTTCACAGTTTCGGCCAAAATCGCCCTATGTAGAGTAGCCGCGTTGCCGAGCGACGGTTGCATAGGCAGTTGCCGATGGATAGGAAATTATCGTGAAGTGTGCGTACACTTAAATAGGCTTGGCAATTCCTTGACTGGGCTTGGCAAAACGTTAAGATTGAGCTTAACAAGGAACCTCCAATGGAAGCGTCGCTGAACATTATCGTGGGCGAAATCAACGCCCTGGTCAAAGACTTGGCCGCGGCCGACGGCAAGGCGTCTCGGCTTGTGAAGCAGTACCGCGCCGCCAAACGGGAGAAGCTAGCGATCAACGAGAAAATCGTACTTCTTCGGTCGCTTGCTGAGAAGGTGAAGGCCGCCAACGGGGTCGCCGTTCCGCCGCCTCCAGGCGAGAGCGAAGACGAGCCAGAAGCGCCCACCCGGCACCCGATCCCGATCCGCGGCGGCACCACTACCGCCGTGATGAAAACCCTGAAGGCTGCGGGTCGGCCGATGAAAGGGAGCGAGCTAGCGGAAATCTTAGAGGGCAAACTCGATACGAAAGCGAAGTATCCAGTGCGGCTGATTCAGAGCACTTTGATCAACTTAAAGAACCGCGGATTGCTGCTCCAAAACCCGCACGGGGCGTATTACCCCGACCCTGATGTCCCAGACACGACAGACGTTGACGAATCGAACTAATCAGCGCGTGCTGAAACGGATTGACGAAGCACTGAGGGACCGATGACTTCACTAAACGAAAACAGCCCGACCAGTTGGATGGACGGGCTGTTTCGTTTAACTCTCCGCCCAACGGTAACTGCCTGCGTTTTTCGAGGACCTGGCAGCCCGTGCAACAGAAAGGAGCTGTAGATGCTTTGGCGACTTCGGAAGCGAAGGATAGCTTAAGCCCCCGGTAGCGTGGGGCCGACCGCACGGGCTACTGGCAACGTGCGGTTTTTTCTTTCAGCCAATTCTAGACATCGCGGCAAATTAGGTCAACGCCTTGTCATTTAATGACTTAGGTCCGCGCCAGCCAAGGCTTTACGAACAGAGCTGACCATGATGCCGTCTCTCCATCGGCAATATCTGTCAAGCATATCGCCAATTCGGTCATAGCCGGCCGCCAGCGGTTACTTGCTGCGCTCTCTGCGGGCAAGCTCTTTAGCGGCGGCACACGCCACTCGGTCGCGCAGCCATTCCCTTAGCGCCAGTTCTGATTGTTCCGCTGCGCGCTCGCATTGCTCACGTTCCGACGGCGTTAGGCGGAACGTGACGAGCTCGGAGACGTTGGTGGCCGGATCCTTCGGCGGTCGCCCGCGTTTCTTTTCCATGCGATTATCGTACACAAAAAATCTTTTCTGGCAACTATTGCAGCCGATGAATTATTGTGTACAATAAATCGCGTTGGACGGCAATCCAACAAAAAACCCCACGAACCGACGGCAATCGATTCGCGGGGAAGTGCAGCTAGGCTTTCGCCTAACCGGACGGATGAACCCGGATCATAGCGAAAGCCGCCTTTCAGGGGAAGTTAGCTATGATCGCATGTGCCCACGCAACGCGGCAGAAAAACGGCAAAGACCCAGCTGGCAATCAGCGATTCAAGTGCTCGCTCTGTGGCAAGCGTTTCGTCGAAAAGCCACACAATCCACTCGGCGAAATGCGAGTCAATCTGGATACCGCAAAGCTCGCCATGCGGCTGCTGGTCGAAGGAAATTCGATTCGCGCCACCGAGCGCATTACTGGTTTGCACCGCGACACTATCTGCAAACTAACTGTCCACTTCGGCCAAGCCTGCAAATCCTTCTTGGATGAGCGGATGACGGGCCTTACACTGGCTCACCTACAATTCGACGAGCAGTGGACGTTCGTCGCCAAGAAGCAGTCGCGGCTCACGATGAACGAGCGCGAGGAGCGCAGCGATATCGGCGACATGTATCTTTGGACCTGCATCGACCAAGAAACCAAGTTGATGCCGAGCTTTCGCATCGGCAAGCGTAGTGCCGACAATGCTCGGCGGTTCATGATGGACGTTGCCGGCCGCCTTGTATTCCCCAACGCCCACGCCAGCGATGCTCACTCGTTTATGGCGGGTGGCTATCAGGCGATTGTGCAAATTTCGACAGACGGATTCGCTGCGTATCGCGAAGCGGTCGACCTTGCTTTCGGCCCCTACGCCAAGCACGGCGTCATCATAAAGGAATATCGTAACGCGACCATGACCTACACCCCGAGCGAGATGGTCGGAGCTCAACGCAAGGGCGTCCGCGGCATCAAGGGCGAGGCGCAGGAGCGGACAATATGCACGTCGCACGTCGAGCGCCTCAACGGTACGCAACGCCTCTTCATGAAGCGACTGAATCGCCTGACTGTTTGCTTTTCAAAGAAGCTGCGGAATCTGGATGCCGCCTTTGCAATGTTCGCAGCGTATTACAATTTCGTGTGGCAAACTCGCCGTCCCGGCAAGAGCGGCAAACGCCGTGCGACAGCCGCCATGATGGCGAAGCTTGCTGGCCATGTCTGGTCGTTCGATGAGTTGTTTGATGCGGTTCTCAAGAACTAAAGGGGGGATGCGATGGCTAAGTATGGCAATGAGGAGCTTGGCTGGAGGCATGACGCCCGCGATGCGGCGTCGGCCGCGATGGGCATACTTGTCAACGATCGCAGTCGGCACGAGGTGGTGATTATCCGATGGGACGGAAAGACTGACACGCGTCCAGATCGTCAGGTCGAAGCGTTTCGCCTGACTAGGCTTGAGGGCTCAGCTGTGGATTAAGTGACCGCCTACTACAATTTACTTCTCAGGCATGGTAGCCTGCGTGTCGCGCCGGCATTGGCAGCGAGCGCAGTGGGCCCCACCGGAGCCTGAAGACCTAGTGAAGGATCATTCATGACGACCCCCGAATGCACGGTTAAGGTTTCCGACGCTCGCAAAATGGACTGGCTCGCCGATGAGTCCGTTCACCTTGTCGTCACGTCTCCGCCCTACTGGACCCTAAAGAAGTACAACGACAGCCCCAACCAGCTTGGCGCGGTGGCCGACTACGAGCAGTTTTTAGACGAGCTCGACAAAGTGTGGACTCACTGCTTCCGGGCGCTCGCGCCGGGTGGTCGGCTCGTATGCGTGGTTGGAGACGTCTGCCTGTCACGGCGCAAGAACAAGGGTCGGCATATGGTGGTGCCGATACATGCCGACATATCGGTTCGCTGCCGTCGAATTGGTTTCGACTACCTGACGCCGATCTACTGGCACAAGATCGCGAATGCGAACTATGAAGTCGAAAATGGTTCGTCATTCCTCGGCAAGCCATACGAGCCCAACGCAATTATTAAGAATGACAGCGAATACATTTTGATGCTTCGTAAGCCGGGCGGATATCGCCAGCCGACGGAGGACCAGCGCAAGCGGTCTAAGCTGACAAAGGATGAACACAAGCAATGGTTCCGCCAGTCATGGAATGACATCCCCGGCGCTTCGACGAAAGAGCATCCCGCGCCATATCCCGAGGAGCTCGCATATCGTCTTGTGCGAATGTTCTCGTTCGCTGACGACACGGTTTTAGATCCGTTTGGCGGGACTGGCACAACGGGCCTAGCGGCGCTCAGGGCAGGACGCAATGCGATGCTCGTGGAATGTGACGCGGAATACGCCAAGATCGCTAAGCGCCGGCTAAAGGGTCCTGCTCCGCGGGCGTCGGCTTGATCGGGAATGCGCCTGGATTGCGAAAGCGAACCTGCTCCACGAGCACATCAAAAAACGCCGGAATAAGATCCGCTCCTGACAGGATACCCGGCGACTTCGAGAAGTCGACCTCCAGCATTGCAAACGCCTCTACCGTTCCGATCGTCCAGGCTGGCGGGCGACGGCCCGATAGGTTGCTAAGCCGGCTACGAAGCAATGCAGACCACGTCGAACCGTGCTTTGCTGAATGGGCGTCTGACCCAATGTCCAAAATCATCAGATAGCCGGTCACAATTTCTGGTGAGTGAATCTGGACGTTCGCAGCCTCGCCCATTAAGTCGTCAATTCGGTTGGGCACGGTACCGCTAAGATTCTTCAGCAGTGACTTAAGGGAGATGGCAAGCCGGTACTTGCTGTCGTACATCCAGGCAACGTCCCACGCCTTAGGGCGTCCGCCGCCTGGGACCACTTGTTCGGCAAGAACACTTGGAAGGCCTCGCTCGGTCAGTTCTTGGGCGCAGTAGTCCGCCAGCCTTTGAAGGCGGAGCGTGGACGTTGCGGCCTTTTGTGTGACCGCAATCTCATAGAGGCTGTCGACTGCGTCCTGCAGGGTGATCGGCATGGCTGATAGCGGGGATGATTCCAAAGCCCCGATCGTCGCCAAATCCCATGCCAAAGTCAAATCACCCGAGTCTTAGGACACTACCCGTAGGTTGCCTCAAGGGGATCGTAGCTGGTGGAGCCGTCTTCCCGGTGGACTAAGGTGCGGACTTCGGGGTGCGCGATGCGGCGGACTACGATGTAGTGGAGAGGGGCGGGCATGCCCTACTTCTTAACCGACAGCCCGAGCGCCTTCAACATCTTCTCGGCCGTAGACACGCGCATGTCGTAGCCTTCCGACAGCGCGCGGTTGACGTCGTTGGGGTGCATCCCGATTTCCTTGGCGAGCCAATACTTCGATTTCTCGATACGTTTTAGCTCGCCAAGGATTGCCTCCCGGATGAGTTGCTTTTCCTGCTTGGTCACGATCAATCCCAGCGGTCGATTTTGTAGGCAGCCGAACCGCCAGACGCCGACGTCACCCGAACCAGCATGTCGCCAGTGGACTGCTTGCTGATGCCGAGACCACATGCTGTTGCCGATTCAGCGCCGGCAATCTTAGCCGACGCGGTATAGGCTTCCAACACCGAGCGAACTTGACGCAAGTCCGACTTCAGGGCCTCCGTGAAGAAGCCGCGGCCGACACCTTGCGTGGTATCCTTGCAGCCTTCCAGCAGCACGAACGCGTGTTGACCGAAGTGCGGAATCGGCGTCTTGCCCCAAAGGTTCGGCGACTCCACGATCGCGGTTGCCTTCACCCACCCCGGCGCGACCCCCCATTCGTTTGCAGCACCGGCCGAAGCACGACGCAGCCCATTGATGGCTTCCGGGCGCACGCCTTGCACGTAGTCGATCACAGCGACCGGCATGCGAACGTGGTTCGCGTAAGGTGGCGCGATTCCAGCGAACGCAAACACCTCGCCGTTGATTTCCAGTTCGACGGCAAACGGCGTGGCAATCGCCGCCGAGTCGTGGTGTCGGTAGTTTTCCACCCAAACCTGATAGCGACCGCTGCGCGCAACTCCCTTCGGCCAACGCGTGTTCTCGATTGGTTCCGTGGTTTCGCCGCGAACATTGCGGTCGACGTCGAGGCTACCGCCGCATCGCGAATGCTTGCTGGCGTAGAAGACGTGCTCACCTCCCGGCGTCAGCACATGCAAGTCGAGGTCATTCCGGTTGTTCCAAATGAGCGAAGCGCGGATATCGACGTCGGTGTATTGACCGCCGGCAGCCAAAACGCGTTTCTTGATTTCCACGTCGATGCCGCTGGCGTAGTACCACGACACCGGATTCCGGCAGTCGTCGGCGTCCCATTGCAGGATCGGCGGCGCGTCGCCATTGGCAGCCGTCACCAGCGCAGCAAAGCGATCCGTTGACGGCGACACGTAGGCTTCGATTGCATGAGCCGACGGCAGGATATCGCGGCGGAACTTCTCCCAGGTAATGGCCTTCGACGGCAGGTTCAAGCCGGCAACTTCCGGCGCACCCTTCGCCTTCAGATGCGAGAACACGCCAGCACCATCTTGAGCCTTCGGAGCACCGACCGACTTCCAGATAGCTTGCACCTCGTCGAGGCGAGCATATCGACGCTCAAGTGACGGTGCGATTCCCAGCTTCGCCACGATCTTCTCAGCTTCGACGATGCTGCCGGCGGACGGTGCGGCCTGCGCCCGCTGGTACTGCTGCGGATTCATCTTGCTGGCGAACCGACGCGAGACCGTACCGAAGTCGTGGCCGGCGGCGATGTCTTCCAGCAGCGTCCCAATCATCGAACTGCGCGGGTGACAGAAGCCAGCCGGCGCAAGTGCGATCGCTCGCCAAGTCACATTGTCCTTGGCGGTGCCGCGAAGTCCCTCACGGGCGACGTGCAAGTCGCGAAGCCAGCGAGCCGGACCAATCACACGATCCGCACGGTACAGAGCGTCAGCTTCCAGCACCCGCATGGCTTCATTGAGCATCGGCAGCGTGAAGTCAGCCAGAGCCCGCTGGATGTTCCGGTAGTCTTCCAGCTTCTCAGCAGCAACTTGACCAGCGGTGTGCAGCCGCTCTTGGAAAACCAATTCGCGCGGCGGGATGAGAGCGAAGTGATTCCACTCGCCAGTCTGCGGGTAGCCGTAGGTCGTCAGCTTCGACTTGAACACGCCAGTCACGCGAGAGCGGCGGACCATGCTGCTGATTGCCTCGACCGCGGCACGGTAGAAGTCCGGCGCATCATCAGCATCCCACACAGCTGGCGACGGAACGCCACGCTCGTCGATCACAACCAAGCTGCCATAGTCCACAATGAACCGGCGGCAGCAATGGCAGGTGTGGTATTGCCGATGGTCCGGCAGTGCATCCAGGTAGGCGTCGAACAAGCTGTTGTCTTCGCCTGCGTCGGTTGTGAACAGGGCGTTGCCATTTGCAGCCAGCGCACCGACGAACCGCGCCTGAATGCGCCGAACGAATCCATCAAACTCCGCATCGTCGAGCCCCGGACCAGCAGCGCCGGAGGCGAGCACCAGTTTCTTGCTCATAGAAACCTCGTGGTGAGAGGATAGAAGAAGTCGCCTTGGCTGGATTCGAACCAGCGATCTCCGGCTCCATATGCCGGCGCTCTGCCGCTAAGCTACAAGGCAAGTCGGTGTGGCGGGATTTGAACCGCGCGGCCTCCAGTTCTCAAGACTGGCGCTCTCCCAGGCTGAGCTACACACCAAGTGAGTAACCGAACTATACAGCACATCCGCTGTATAGACAAGAGTCGCGCAGCAAGGTTCGCTCACTCCCCCTTATTCACTGGCGGCAGGCTCGGACCTGCGGGGGAGGGTGGCTTCTCGCCAAACAGCTCGCCAATTGGGCAACTGTAGGCGGCGGAAAGGATGTAAAACGCCCACGCTGGTGGAATGCCGCGGTTCGCCTTCCGGTCGATACGCTCCCAGGTCATCAGCTTATCGCGGTTCATTTCGAACCCGGCATCTGTGATCCGCGCAGCAGCATCCGACAGCGACAGGCCCGCTCGCTTGCGAGCCTGTTTGAGTCCCTGCGACAGTTTGCGGCGGAGCTTTTCTTCCACCGCGGGACAATAGAACGCTAGTCAAAAACCATCTAGCTAGATGGCATATAGCTAGTGTGTTTGTTCCCGGTTCTTCCCTGTGCCACTTTCCGCAAGCTAGCCGTGGTGAATGCGCGAAACGTGCGTGCCACCCGTGAAAATAGCTCATAGCCACCAGAAGTGTGTTCGTTTGCGGGTGGCCGCATACACTGCTATTTTGGTGGTGGGCTCAATCGTTAGGATTCTAACTGTGAGTACGCAACCGGATTAACTTCTCGTCAGACAAGCCCCACTCGGGGCGAAACGCAGGAAAGCGAGCCGACTCGTCCCGGATGACAAAGAGTCGGGGTTCCGCCAAGCCAGATGGATTTAGCCAGGCGGTTGGATCGCCCGCAGGGTGTGGGCAAAAGTCAGGCGGAAATGGCACGGTGACTAGCGTTCGTCACACCCAAAACCTCCAGCTTGCACTATACGGCCTTACAGGTATAATCGGGCCGTACCAAAGCACGCAGTGGGGGTAAACGCGTGTGGAACCACGGTCAGGCGACCGTCTTTTCGCCGGGGTAAATGCGTTGAGGGTTTCGTTCCATGAAAGGCGCAGTGACGCTTTATGACGTGGTCGTAGTTGACCAGCACGGCACGGAGAAGATTCGCCGGCCTCTTTTGCGTAGGGATGAAGCGGTGGACTATCGCGACGGAATCAATAGCCTGAGCCGCATCTCAAGGCTTCGGGCGACTCTGCAGCCTGTCAGGCTAGCTCGTCTCGCGAGCAATTCTAACGGCAAGGTCTAAGGACTTTTCCGCGTAAATTTGTGTTGCTTCGAGGGTGTTGCCCAATGACGCCTGGGCACCCTCGATGCCGTATGCTGCCCGGGTGAGCGTGCCCCGAGAATGCCGTAGGGCGTGCGGCGTCCAAAAGCGAATTCCGACCGATCGCAGCCAAGGCCTTAACTTTTCACCGACTGGCCGAACGTGCCCTAGTGACTTCGCCATCGCCGTAAACGCGTGGTTGATTGCTGTCTGGTACGCATGGGTGTCGTATCGCTCACGCGTCTTCCTGGCTCTTGGCTGGCGGTTTAAGGCCTTGCCGTAGAGCTTCGACTTTCGAGCGGCGGCCCGGGCCTGCGACTGTTCCCAGCACGAGATCCCCGGGCTGAAAATGAACGCGTTTAGCGACGCGGGCAGGTACGGCAGCAGCAAGGCCTGAGATCTTGGCCCCAAGCATATAACCTTGCGCTTGCCGCGATGGGCGGTCTTGTGCTCGCGCGGCTCGTAAATCCACACGTCACCGCGCAGATCCATTTCTGCGAGGCGCATGCCCGTGAGCTCGTCCGACCGCATCCCGGTCAGGTACTTAATCTCAGTCATGGCGGCCAGCACGGGCGTCATAAACGGCAAGGTGGCTTCGACGTGCTTCCAGGCGACCGGCTTAACCGGCTTTGTTTCCCGAGCTAGGCTCTTTCCCTTCCGCAGCCCGGGCAGGGTTTGAAGATTCGCGTGGACGGTGGATTCGATGTACTCTTCCGACACGGCCCATTTGAAAACCGCCCTGATGCGGTTCACCTGATGATTGATGTGGTTCCGGCTCCAGCCAAGATCGATCATCCTCTCCCGCACGCGCCGAAGTTTCCGCGGGCCGAACTCCGAAAACGGCAGGCTATTGTAGAGCAGGCGCACCTGATCCATCGCCTTGACGAAGTGTCCGAACTCCTTGTTCTTTGCGCCGCCGTCGTAGTAGGTTTCCGCCCATTGAAGATAGCGCAAAAAGACTTGTGCGATCGACATCGAGCGGCGCTTCGTAGGCGGCTCGATGTGTTGCTGTTCTTCGCCGAGCTTGTGCTTCAAGATCTTGGCGCGCAGTTCCTCGTATTCGGCAAGGCTCTCGGGCGACCCGTACTTGCCCGCGAGGTAGTGGGGATTCGCACCAAACATCGGCGCGTACTGGATGACCGCTCGCCCTGACGGCTTGTGGAGCCGATACTTGGGCATCCGCGGGGCGCACTTCGGGTATTTTCTTGGCACGATTCGGGTACTCCGCGTGAATCGTCGGCCGGAAGTCTATGCCAGAGTGGGGCTTGTGGGCTGCAACCAATACCCGAATTTAGTGTTGCAAAGCCGGTGCTCTCCCAATTGAGCTACATCCCCGATTGTCGTTTATTGCCGGTTTTACTCGGACTTTTTGCCATTTCTGGCAGCTCGCCCCTTCGGCGGTTTGGCATTTCTTGCGGCGGTGTCTCGGGTATTTTCTTCCTTTTCGGGTAACGCGTCGGGTATGCCAAGCCCGACCGCTCGCTCCCACTTGGCCTGCAACCGGCATAGGCATTCGTTGATGTCGAAAATGCCGGCCTCGACCATGCGCCCGCCGTCGATCGTTAGTTCTTGATCGAACGCCGGCGTCATCCCGTTGATGGAATCCGAAAACTTTCGGAAGTCTCCGGCTAAACGGGTTAGCCGCTCAGACACGCGAGCAATCGTCTCACGCGTGAAAGTTGTGCGGCGATTCGTCGTTGTTCCCTTGGCTGGCATGTCGCAATTGTGCCATGCCTTCAGGAATTTTCAAGTGCGTAATTACGCATAAGTCCTTTTTCTACAAAGCCTTACAACCTGAGTTACGTGTAACTTGAAAAGATCTATTGCATACTTATGCGTAACTTTGGTATTCTCACGCCATCGATGCGGTTGATTGCGGCTCGATACGGTGATTTGCGGTGATTGACCTAACGCGAGAAAAGCCCGTTTCGGTCGAAAGAGTTGCAGCTCGGTTCGGCGTTCACCGCAGGACCGTTGAGAAATGGTTCAACTCTGGATTGGAGCGAGTGAAGTTGAACGGCCGCGTGTTCACAACACTTGCCGCGCTCAATCGCTTTGCAGTTCGCAGTGAGAGCAACGCACATACGCATAGTGCGATCGACACGCAGGAGCATCGCGACGCGACTCGAGCATTGGAGCTCCAGTACGGCGGTGCAAGAGCCTCGTAGGAGTAAGAGGAAATGGCCCAGTCGATTAAGGCGGTTACTTCGGCTCGCTCAACTTATCCGTGGCATCTTTGGGCGGCTGGCGGCGCGTGGGTTGTCAGCAAGGGCGAGGACTTCGAGTGCAGCACCGAAGGATTTCGCAGCACGCTCCAAAGTCACGCTGACCGCAATGGCCTAACTGTTAAGGCCTCGATCCGCGGTCAGTCGGTTGAATTTCAGTTCTCGAATCCGGCGAAGGCTCGCCGCAAGAAATCCTAGGACCGTTCGCCCGCTAGTGCGGCAGCCGCCAGCGGTATGCACCGCACGGCGGGCGGACATTGTTGAAAGGACTCGCCCGTATGGACGCGACCGATCTTGCACGCATTGAGCTAACCCAAGGCCATGTTGCCCTGGTCGATCGTGAGGTATTCCAACGCCATTCGCGCGTTCAGCTTCCCAGCGGTCTCTGGTGGGAAGGTCGCATCTGTGACCTGAAGTGGAAGGCGGCGGTTAAGTCGAACACCGTTTACGCCGTT